AAACTTGCATACAATCCTGTTAAATCAGAACGTGATGACTTGTATGTTAAGAGCATTAACCCTGTCGTAGCATTTGCTGGCGAAGGTACTGTTCTATTCGGTGACAAGACATTGCAAGCAAAACCAAGTGCGTTTGACCGTATCAACGTTCGCCGCTTGTTCATTGTTATTGAGAAGGCAATTGCTCGTGCTTCACGTTACTCATTGTTCGAATTCAACGATGCATTTACTCGTGCTCAGTTAAGATCAATGGTAGAACAATTCCTACGTGATGTTCAGGGTCGTCGTGGTATCACAGATTTCCGCGTTGATTGTGACGAAACAAACAATACAGCAGAAGTTATTGATCGCAACGAGTTCGTAGGTGACATCTACATTAAGCCTGCTCGTTCTATTAACTTCATTCAGCTTAACTTCGTTGCAGTTCGCACAGGAGTTGATTTCTCTGAAGTTGTAGGCAAGTTCTAATCGGCGGAATAAATACTTTAAACAATAGGGAGACAAAAAGAAATGCCCTTTAATGTGTCAACTTTCGCCTCACAAGGACTACCTTACGGTGGCGCAAGAGCTTCGCTCTTCGAAGTTTTCATGACTCTACCTGGAGCAATTAACGAAAACGCAGCGGAATCACAGTTCCGCTTCGTATGCAAAGCTTCTACGGTGCCAACAAGCACCGTAGGACAAGTAGAAGTTCCTTACTTTGGTCGTAAGATTAAGTTGTCTGGTAATCGTACTTTCGAAAACTGGTCAGTAACTGTTCTTAACGACGAAGACTTTATCGTTCGCAATGCGTTCGAAAAGTGGAGCTCATATATTAATTCTCACGAAAACAATCTTCGCAATCCGGGTGTTAACTCTGAAATTGGTTTAGGTTCATATCGCACAGTTGCAACTGTTCGTCATTATGCTAAGACTAGCGTTCTTGATGGCGGTGGAACTGTTGGTGATAATGCTATCCCAACTCGCGAATACACCTTCGTCAATATTTTTCCAATCAATATTTCATCTATTGACCTAAACTGGGAAACAACTGATGCTATCGAAGAGTTCACAGTAGAATTTGCGTACGATTACTGGACTGTTGATAACGATATCAACAACAAGGTGATCATAGACTAATAGATCGCCTAAATATATTATACAGTTCTTGAAGGAAATTAAATGGCGATCGAATTATTCGGCTTCCGTATAGGGAAAGCAGAGGAAGAAGCAGAAAAGCAAGCAGTTGCGGTTCCTTCCTTTGCTCCTCCACCCAATTTAGATGGCGCAATGGAAGTTGCGCCAGGTGGTGCTTACGGTACATATGTCGATTTAGAAGGTACTGCTAAAAACGAAGCTGAGCTGGTTACTAGATATCGCGAAATGTCTATGTATCCGGAGTGCGAATCTGCGATCGACGACGTTATCAACGAGGCAATTATCACTGATGAACGTGACGAGCCCGTAACAATTAATCTTGATAAGTTAGAACAACCCGAAAGCGTGAAAAAGCGCATCGAAGAAGAATTCAAGAACATCATTGATCTTCTAGATTTCAATAACATGGCATATGATATATTCCGTCGTTGGTATATCGACGGACGTTTGTTTTATCATATCATGATTGATAATCAAAAGCCTCGTATGGGTATTCAGGAACTGCGTTATATCGACCCGCGTCGTATTCGTAAAGTTCGTCAGCCTCTAAAGCGCACTCCTATCGTAGGTCAGAATTCTAAGCTTATCGTTCCTGCTTACGAAGAGTATTATCTCTACAATCTTGCTGGTATGGCTACCGGCACAATGACACAAGGTGTCAAGATTTCTAAAGACGCTATTTGCTACGTTCATAGTGGCAATTTAGACGCCCGTAATCGTATGGTGCTTTCGCACTTACATAAAGCGATTAAACCTCTTAATCAGTTGCGTATGCTTGAAGACGCGGTAGTTATCTATCGTCTCGCTCGCGCACCTGAGCGCCGTATTTTCTATATCGACGTTGGTAACTTACCAAAAGCAAAAGCTGAACAGTATGTGCGTGATATGATGGTTCGTCATAAGAACCGTCTTGTTTATGACGCTGATACTGGTGCAGTCAAAGATGCTCGTAAGTTCATGACTATGTTGGAAGACTATTGGCTTCCTCGTCGTGAGGGTGGACGCGGAACTGAAATCACCACACTTCCTGGTGGTGAGAATCTTGGTCAGATGGAAGACGTTGAATATTTCCGTAAGAAACTATACAAGTCGTTATCTGTTCCTATTTCACGTCTAGAACCAGACGGTCAGTTCTCACTTGGTCGTGGTAGTGAAATTTCTCGTGACGAAATCAAGTTCGCAAAATACATCGAGCGACTACGCGATCGTTTCTCACATCTATTCGACCATCTACTAGAAATCCAATTGCTTCTTAAAGGTGTAATGACCCGCGAAGAGTGGAAAGAAATTAAGAATGGTATTGGTTACGATTTCCAGCGAGATAACTATTACGCCGAAATCAAAGAACAGGACGTGCTGAATAATCGTCTTGGTGTTCTTGGTGTCGTTGACGCTTATGTTGGTAAGTATTACTCACAGGAATGGATTCGTAAACACGTTCTTCGTCAAACTGAAGACGATATCAAAGAAATTAATGCACAGATTGAAGCTGAAGGTGCTGATCAAAGTGAAATGGATATGCAGCAACAGCAGCATGATCAGCAAATGCAACAGGCTAATCAAGATCTAGCAATGAAAGATATGGAAATCAAGTCTAAAGAGCTAGATGCTAAGGCTGCTGCACTAAAGAATCCAGAATCTACTAAGTCTGCTGCTACGAAACCACAGAAAGTAGAAATTAAGCTTTCTGGTGATGCTAAGAAAAAAGCTACGATAAAGAAAGAGGAATATGCTCCTCTTATTCCTAAACCATTATCTGAGGAAGACAAACGACTTATCGAAAGCATGACTAAGGCTATCGAGAAAGTTTCCAAAGAAGATATTGAAGAAGTGGAAGAGTTCAGGGATGAACTATAATTATGGAAGAACTCGAAAAGGCAAAGTTACTTTCTGTTGCCAAAAAGCTCGCTGAAGCCGAGATCCAAGAAGTTCGTAAAGAGCTTCTTGAACAAATAAACTCAATCCAAATTCCTGAAGCTATAGACGGACGCGATGGTCGCGGGATCGTTGACGCACGCATATTTGAAGGTCAATTAACTTTACAGTTGACTGATGGCGCATTAGTTACAGCAGGTTCTGTTATTGGTGAACAGGGACCAATTGGTCCTGTAGGCGCTAGAGGTGAAAAAGGTGATAAGGGAGATCCAGGTCCGCGTGGTGATAAGGGAGACCACGGTGTTCCTGGATTAGAAGGTCCACGTGGTGCTAAGGGAGACAAAGGAGATAAAGGTGACACAGGACAGCAAGGTGAACGAGGAGAACGTGGTGAACAGGGAATTCCTGGTGAACGAGGGGAGCGTGGAGAGCGCGGTGAACAAGGACCGTCAGGTATTGACGGAGCCGCTGGACGTGATGGAGCAAAAGGCGAGACAGGAGCGCCAGGTCCTCAAGGCGTTTCTGGCAGAGATGGAAAAAACGGAAAAGACGGCAAAGACGGTGCTCCAGGGTTAAAAGGAGATAAAGGTGATAAGGGTGACAAAGGTGATCGTGGAGAAAAAGGAGACAAAGGTGATCCTGGCTCTGACGCTGATGTAACCAAACTCGAAAAGAAACTTGATCAATTTGAGCAAGATGTTGATAAACGTATATCAAAAATTGCATATAACGCTGCTGTAGGTGGTGGATCTGCTGGTTCTGGTGAAGTATTACTTTATCGCCTTGATGACGTAGACTATACAAGTGTCAAAAATCCTACTGATGGAGATGCTCTTGTATGGAATGAATCAACTGGTAAGTGGGAAGCTGGAGCTATATCTGGCGGAGGTGGTGGAGGTATCTCGAATAACTTCACCACAACTGTTTCGACAAGAAACGTAATTCCATCAGCTAACGTAACTTACAGTCTTGGATCAACGGCTAGACGCTATAAAGATTTGTGGTTGTCAAACAGCTCTATCCATATTGATCAGACAAACATTACAGTAAGTGGTTCAAACCTACTTGTTAACAATAAACCACTTGCTTCAAACAGTTATGTTACATCTACGTTCATTGCGAATACGGCTGCGCGTTCACTCATCAATCAGAAGATTTCTGTTGCTAATGCCAAATCATATATGCAG